CGCTGACTCGTTCTTTGCATCTGTTTATCCTACTATTACTTCTGGTAAAAACACCAAGGTAATCATCGTCTCTACGCCACATGGTATGAATCACTTCTACCGCATGTGGCACGATGCGGAGAAGCAGAAGAACGAATATGTCCCTACTGATGTTCACTGGTCAGAGGTTCCTGGTAGGGATGAGAAGTGGAAAGCAACCACAATTAAGAACACTTCAGAACAACAGTTTAAGGTTGAGTTTGAGTGTGAGTTCTTAGGATCAGTTGATACGCTGATTGCCCCCAGTAAACTCAGAACTCTAATTTATGATAATCCAATCAAAAGGAATGCAGGTTTAGATGTATATGAACCAGTGCAGGAGAATCATGATTATGTGATGACTGTTGACGTGGCAAGGGGTGTTGGTGAAGACTACTCAGCTTTCGTTGTGGTTGACATCACATCCTTCCCACACAAGGTAGTTGCCAAGTATAGGAATAATGACATCAAACCGATGCTATTCCCAAACATCATCTATGAGGTAGCTAAGAGTTATAATAGTGCATTCATCTTATGCGAGGTGAATGACATTGGAGACCAGGTTGCAAGCATCCTCCAGTATGATTTGGAATATCAGAATCTATTGATGTGCTCCATGAGAGGAAGAGCAGGACAGATTGTTGGACAAGGATTCTCAGGCAAGAAAACACAACTTGGTGTGAAAATGTCCAAGACTGTGAAGAAGGTTGGTTCACTCAATCTCAAGACCTTGATTGAGGAGGACAAACTTATTTTCCAAGATTATGAGATTATCTCTGAACTAACAACCTTTATCTCAAAGCACAACTCATTTGAGGCAGAGGAGGGTTGTAATGACGACCTGGCAATGTGTCTCGTCATCTATGCCTGGTTAGTCCAAATGGACTACTTTAAGGAACTGACTGACCAGGATGTCCGTAAGAGATTATATGAAGAGCAGAAGAATCAAATTGAGCAAGACATGGCACCATTTGGATTCATGGATGATGGTTTAGATAATGGTAGTTTTACTGACGATGAAGGTGACAGGTGGTTTAAGGCAGATGAATATGGTGACAGATCATTTATGTGGGAATATCTATCGTAATGGATTTTGACGGACAAATCAAACTTGGACACCTATTGCTCCAAGATAGAAAATGTCGCGTCTGTGGTGAAACTAAAAATCTAGTTGATTCATTTTACAGGACGAGAAAAAATCGTGGTGCAGTTGCGTCATCATATTCATACGAATGCAAAGACTGCACAATCAAAAGGATTATAGATAGTAGAAAGAAACAAACACCTTTTTTGGATTGGGACTATCCAGATTGGTAGTTCACGCCATGTTTCCCCACTCAAATTGCTGCAAATTCTAAATAATTTGTAGATAAACTGAGATCACGGAGAAAAACATGGCCACTCCTCAATTATCTCCTGGAGTACTTGTAAGGGAGGTTGATTTAACTGTAGGAAGAGCTGATAATGTATTAGATAATATTGGTGCAATTGCTGGACCTTTTGCACTTGGACCTGTTGACGACCCTATTGACATCACTACAGAAGAAGAACTTATCAATACCTTTGGTAAGCCACTGTCTACCGATGCTCAGTATGAGTACTGGATGACCGCTGCTTCTTACTTGACTTACGGAGGAATCCTTAAAGTCGTAAGAACTGACGGTGATTCGCTGGTAAACGCAAACGCAGGTGTCGGAGCTGCCAGCACCACTACTCTGAAGATCAAAAACTACGACGACTATATCAACAACTATAGTGAGGCAACCAACTTCACTTATGCTGCTAAGCACCCTGGTCGTTGGGCAAACAACCTTAAGGTTTGCTGGATTGACGATAAAGCAGACCAGATCATTGGTATCACCACTACTGACCTCAATAACGCTGGTGCAAGAATTGGTTTCGGCGTAACCACAACTCTCTCTGGTGTTGTTGTTGCAGGACTTGGAACTACTTCCGCATTCAGCGGTTATCTTAAGGGCATTATTACAGGTGTTAATACTGATACAACTGGCGGACAAAGCACCATTGAAGTTAAGATCGTTTCTCAAGTAGAAATGGTCGGTGTTGGTACGACCGAAACTAAGATCGAATACGCTGAAGGAACGACTGCTAAGTCATATTCAACAAGCGATTCTCTATTCTTCGTTAATAACGCAGGTATTAACACAGGATTGTCTGCAGACGCTGCATACACTCCAAGAACGATCGAAGACTGGTATGATCAACAGACTCTGGGTCTAACCAACACTACAATCTTCTGGAAAGAAATTGCACCTAGACCTACAACTAACGTTTACGTTGATGATAGAGATGGTCATAATGATGCCGCTCACATCGTAGTTGTAGATGATGTAGGAACTGTAACTGGAATCAGAGGTAATCTGATTGAGAAACACATCAGCGTTTCTAAGGCATTTGACGCTATCTCTAACGTCAACTCTCCTCAGAAGATCTGGTATGAAAACTACCTCGCAGACTTCTCCGATAACATCTATGCAGGCGGTAATCCATCGAACGCGATCGATGCGTATCATGGAACAACTCCAGTCGCAACTGGATTCTCCACTTACTCTGGAACTAAATCTGAATCCTTCACCGCAATTTCTACTGGAGACGGTCTCTGGGGTCAGAACGCTCAGGGAGTTACTTTTGCCGCTATCGGTAATACCTCGTACACTCTGACAAGTGGTGAAGATTATTCTTCACAAGGAGGAATGCAACCAGCACTTGGTAAGGTTATCTCTTCCTATAATCTCTTCTCAAATAAAGATGAGATTCAAGTTGATTACCTGATCATGGGTCCTGGTGGATTTAACTCTGAGTCGGAGTCACAGGCAAAAGCAAATTACCTCATCTCTATCGCTAACAGCAGAAAGGATTGTGTTGCTACCATTGGTGCTCACAGAGCAAACGTTGTTAACGTTACCAACCCTGACACTCAGACCAACAACCTGGTGAACTACTTTAGTTCACTGCAGTCTTCATCCTACGCGGTGTTTGACTCAGGTTACAAGTACATGTATGACAGATTCAACAATAAGTTCCGCTACGTACCTTGCAACGGCGATGTTGCTGGTCTGATGGTAAGAACTTCGATTGTTGCTTATCCTTGGTTCTCACCTGCTGGTCAGCAGCGTGGAATCATCAACAATGCAATCAAACTTGCATATAATCCAAATAAGGCACAAAGAGATCGCCTGTATCCTCAGAGAGTCAACTCTATTATTACTCAACCTGGACTTGGAACTCTCCTGTTTGGTGATAAAACCGCTCTTGGTTATCAGTCAGCATTCGACAGAATTAACGTCCGTCGTTTGTTCCTCACCGTTGAACAAGCACTTCAAAAAGCAGCAGAAGCTCAACTCTTTGAACTCAACGATGAATTAACCAGAGCAAACTTTAAGAATATCGTCGAACCATATCTCCGCGATGTTCAGGCAAAGAGAGGCGTCTACGGATTCCTCGTTGTTTGCGATACATCAAACAACACTCCTGATGTCATTGATAACAATGAATTCAGAGCAGACATCTTCCTGAAGCCTGCGAAGTCGATCAACTACGTCACCCTCACATTCGTTGCCACCCGAACGGGCGTCAGCTTCGAGGAAGTAGCTGGTAGAGTTTGATATTAATCTATAAATAACCACTAGGAGGATACAACAATGGCAACTACCAG